TGATCTCCTCTGAGAATGAGAAGATTAAGACGAAATACAACGCCTCGTTGGGTGGTCTGGACGCCATTGATGTGGCGGCTATGGAAGCTCTGGACTCTGATCTGGAAGACGATCACGAGTAATGGAACATCCATACGAAATACGACTACACCGACTCCTAGAGCGTCTGTCGAATAATGAGAATGATGATCTTCTTGCTGATAAGAAGAACGTCTATCAGATAATCGACGACGCAGGGGAGATGTGGAAAGAGGCTATGGCAAAGCAGTTATTGCGTGAGCCAGAAGACAACTTCCGCATTCGGGGTTCTAATGCAGGGCGACCCCTCTGCCAACTCCAGATGGAGAAGATGGGGAAGCCTCGCAGTCGTATGCCTTACAATCATATTGTACGCATGATGCACGGTGATGCTATCGAGTGTATTATTGAGGTGTTGCTACGGGTAGCAGACTTCAACATCACTGGTGGCAAGGACAAGGTCTCTCTGAAGGTTAAGGATACCGAGATCAAAGGAGAGTCCGACATCGACATCGATGATGCGGTATGGGACACAAAGTCCGCCAGCCCTTGGGCCTTCTCTCACAAGTGGAGTGATGGGTTTGAGGGTTTAGCCGACAACGATGATTTTGGCTATGTAGATCAGTTGATGGTCTATTCTATGGCGCAAAAGAAAAAAGCAGGTGGCTGGATCGTTGTGGACAAATCGACAGGCCATGTGAAGTTTGTCGAGTGCCCCGATGACCCGAAGCGTAAGAAATCTACGCTGAAGGAAATCATCAATAAGATTGACAACATTGATGGCGAGTTCAAGCGTTGCTTTGAGCCTGAGGACGAGACGTTCAATCGTAAGCCTACAGGTTCAAAGCGACTGCCTGAACAATGTAGTTTCTGTTCTTACTTAGGCTCGTGTTGGCCTAAGGCGAAGCATCTACCGCAGACAATGTCTAAGGCTAAGAACCCTCGGTACTACTGGTACACCCAGTATGAGGGAGAAGAGCTTAATGGCGATCAAACCTAGTTCCGCCAAAGCCAAGGGACGCAAGCACCAACAGTGGGTCAGAGACAAGAGCTACGAGATATTTCCTCAACTAGAGGAAGGTGATGTGCGCTCCACGAGTATGGGGGCTGGTGGTGAAGATCTACAGTTATCACCGGCCGCCCGAAAGCTCCTACCACTGTCCATCGAATGCAAGGCCTTCAAGTCCTTCGCCATCTACAAGGTAGTGGAACAAGCCGAGGCTAATGCCCCCAAGGGGGCCGAGCCAATAGCCATCATCAAGGGTGATCGAAAGCGGCCCTTGGCGGTGATCGACGCAGAATTCTTTTTAAAATTGATGAAGGACAGACATGGACCCCAAGGATCTTGAACCCGACACGCTACTACTACGACTACGCATCTTAGACGATGGTGAAGTCGAGGTATTTTCTGGTCACAACATTACCGACGATGTCTCAGAAGAACAGGCACACTTCTACATCGATATGCTCAACGGCCTACAGACAATGATGGAGTCGGCGACAGAGCATGTCGTGATGATAGGCACTTTTCTGCGGACAATAAACAATTTGCAGCAATCCACTGAGATCGAGTTTGAGCCAGACGAAGAGCTACTCGAAGCTCTCAAAGACAAGAAGGTTATCCCCTTCAGTAAAAAATTACTCAACTGATGCATACGAGGAACAGAATGGACTTTGACGCCACAGAATACACGCTGACTCTCGATGAAGCCAATGACATGGTGAACCACCCACCACACTACAATACGAGTGGTATTGAATGCATCGAAGCGATCTATCACGCCTTAGGTGAAGACGGGTTCATCTCGTACTGCCAAGGCAATGCAATGAAGTACCTCTGGAGATTCAAGTACAAAGGCAAGGCCGTTGAGGATCTCAAGAAATCGAAGTGGTATATCAGTAAGATTGTCGAGGTACTGGGCGAAGATGAGTAAGGCGGACTACTCGGTTCGCTTGGTCAGCAAGACTGCTTGCGTACCGCTCCTACAAAGATACCACTATCTTTCCAACATATCGAAGGGATTCAAGTCTGGCTTTAATGTTGGGCTGCATCACAGAGACAATCTGGTGGGTGTGTGTATCTTTACTGGCTGGCCTGTGCCTGAGTTACTCAAGGGTTGCTTTGGCCTACCACGCACAGAACAGGATGGGTTCTGGGAGCTATCTCGATTGGTACTGCATCCCGAGCATCAATCGTCTGAGCATAACCTAGCCAGTTGGTTTGTTAGCCGATCAGTACGCAAGCTCAAAGCGTCTCAGTATGTACGCTCGATCTTATCCTACGCAGATAACGACTTCCATCAAGGCACCGTCTATGCCGCCTCGAATTTTAGATATTACGGACTGTCCGACGCCAAGAATGACTTCTGGATTAAGCAGCCCGATGGGACGTTCAAGAAGCACTCTAGAGGCAAGGTTAAAGGCCTCGACGGCGAGTGGCGTCCCAGAACCCGCAAGCATCGCTTTCTACTCACATACGACAAGAGTCTGTCCTGTCAGTGGGTGGAGCAAAAATGGAAACCCACAATTAAGGAAGTAGCAGTGAATTTTGAAGACTATCAAACTCAAGCGTCTAAGACGGCAGTTTACCCAGACGCAGACGTAATTACATACCCGACCTTCGGATTAGTCAGTGAAGCGGGTGAAGTAGCAGGTAAGGTCAAGAAGGTCTTACGTGACAAGAATGGACACTTCGATCCAACGGAACGAGAGAAGATCGCAGACGAAGTGGGTGACGTACTTTGGTACATCGCCGCCCTGTGTACCGACTTGGGCATCGGTATGGAAACAATCGCCCAACGAAATCTAGACAAATTGAATAGCAGAATGGCACGGGGCGTAATCCAAGGCTCTGGCGATAATCGGTGAGGTAATAATGAGCAATTTCAAATCTAACTTGAACCCAATGTTTCGGTCTAAGTTTAGCGAAGACATCTTCAATCATAAGTATAAGCACGAAGGCGCAGAGACATGGGACCAACTGTCTAAGACCCTTATCAAAGACGTGTGTGGTGAATATTTAACAAAGGAAGAACAGGACTTCCTGTACGAGACACACCGTGACATGAAGTGGGTAGCTGGCGGACGGTATCTGTATTATGCAGGGAGACCAAACAAATTCTTTAACAACTGCTACTTGCTGAAGGCAGAGGAAGATACCCGAGAAGATTGGGCCGATCTGTCGTGGAAGGCGGAGAGTGCCTTGATGACAGGCGGCGGCATCGGTGTAGACTACTCAGTCTATCGTGCAGCGGGATCTCCTATTGAGAAGACAGGCGGACAAGCGTCTGGCCCGATCCCTAAGATGAATATGATCAACGAAATTGGACGCCGTGTAATGCAAGGCGGCAGCCGTCGATCAGCCATCTATGCGTCATTAAACTGGCAGCACGGAGACATCAACGAGTTCTTATCCGCCAAAGACTGGGCCAATATGCCCGTAGGTAACACAGGCTCGACTCTGTGGGACATCAAGCAAGATGACTTCAACTTCCCTGCGCCGTTAGACATGACCAACATCTCGGTCAACTACGATACAGACTGGCTGCTACAGTACTACGAGACAGGAAAGCCGGGAGCCGTGTTCACTGAGAACGTGCGTCAGGCATTGAAGACAGCCGAGCCGGGTTTCTCATTCAACTTCTTCGACAAGGAGAAGGAGACACTACGGAACGCCTGTACAGAGGTCACGTCAGCCGACGACAGTGATGTGTGTAACCTATCGAGCATTAACATGGGCCGCATCGAAAGCATCCAAGAGATGTCTCAGATCGTAGAAGTTGTAACCAAGTTCTTAATCTGCGGCACATTGAAAGCCAAGCTGCCCTACGAAAAAGTCTACAAGACTAGAGAGAAAAACCGCCGCCTCGGACTTGGTCTCATGGGTATGCATGAATGGCTAATTAAACGAGGTTATCGTTATGAAGTTACACCCGAGCTACATGCTTGGTTGTCTGTCTACCGTGGGGTCTCGGATCGCACTAGCCGTGAGACTGCTGATCGTTTGTCTGTATCAGTTCCTGTTGCAAACAGGGCTATTGCACCTACTGGGTCCATTGGTATTCTTGCTGGCACTTCTACAGGTGTGGAGCCTATTTTTGCCGTAGCCTACAAGCGTCGGTATCTAAAAGGCCAGAACCGTTGGATGTACCAGTACGTGGTAGATAGCGCAGCCCAAGAACTTATTGATCGTTATGGAGCAGATCCAGAGAACGTGGAGTCCGCCTTGGATCTAGCGCAGGACTATGAGCGTCGGATGGCATTCCAAGCGGATGTGCAGGACTACGTCGATATGTCCATCTCGTCTACGATCAATCTACCTTCATACGGAAGTAAGCTGAACAATGATGATACGGTTGAAGACTTTGCTAATACGTTGGCTAAGTATGCACCCCGACTACGTGGCTTCACTTGTTATCCTGATGGGTCTCGTGGCGGTCAGCCTCTGACCTCAGTGCCATACCAAGAGGCCGTCGATAAGCTCGGAGAAGAGTTCGAGGAACATATTGAGACGCACGACATCTGTGACATCTCAGGGTCAGGCGGATCGTGCGGGATATAAGCACACCATGCATCAAGGTCTGTCGCATCGAAGGTGATTATTGCACTGGGTGCGGCAGACACACAGACGACATTCGAATGTGGTTAGCCTACAGCGAAGAGAAGCGTCTAGAACTAATGACGGAGTTAAAACGTGGGACATACAAGGAGCTACTAGCCAAGAGGTA